TCGCATCAATAGCAATCTGTTTCACAAGCCCCTCAGGAACATTGAACCCATCAAACAATGTGTTATCATAGTTATATAATCCCTCAACGGTTAATAAACTCAAACATAATCACCTCCTGATGTTTCACGTGAAACATTTTTTTCGTTTGGATTGTGTCTCCAATTAACACTAACCTCAACACCAAACATTTTCTTAACATCTGCACAGCTTTTCTGCCAACCATCCAACCACATTTCCATTCTGGTTGAAGTTTCAACGTCGTTGCTTTCAGCTTCGGAGGATATCATTCTTTCTTTTTTGTCTGATCTGGCTGACGGAATACCAACCTCAGTACAGAATAATTCTTCCAATCTTCTCAGAGTGTCCAGAACATCACCCGCAATATAATTCTGTCGCAAGTTGTTAACAAAATAATCCCACGGTTCTTCCGTCTGATCTCCTCTCTGAATACTCAGTTTCTCATCATAGAAAACAGCCAATTCACCTCTCATGACCTGATCCATGACTTTTTTCAGACTTTCCGCTCCCGCTTTATTCCTTGCTCTGAATACATACGTAAGCTTGCTATTCATTACGTTCATGTCCAGAGATTCCATAGCGATAGCCATTTCATTCGCATATCTTCCTACTAAATCCATGATCCCACCATAGTCGGCAGTACATTTGAAAAGAACACACTGCTCACCAATCACAGGCTCAATCACACCCTTTAGCAATGGATTGCTAATCACGGCCTGCGCTGGTCTGTAAAAAACGTTATACCCCTTAAGCGTGCATCCCTGTGGAATCACACCAAACTTGTCAGTATTGATGATAGCAACTGTGCCCCAGCAATATAAACAATACAAAAAATAATCTTTATCCCAGTTATCCGGTACTTTCCATTTCATCACAGATATAGCTTTTTGCAATAAATACCTCTGAAAATACCAAAACAACTGAGTATTTTTGCAATGGTTAGTACTCGGGCTTATGCTACTATTATACTGATTGATATAATTATACATCACAGGTGCACCAACACCTGTATCACATCCAAACATATATTCACCTCCTACAAATTATTAAAATAATCAAACCACGTTCTAGCATATCCGGCACGTTCCTGATGTATACTAGCAGGTCTTTCATAGTTTGCCTGAAACGCAAGTGCAAGGTATCCCGCATCCTGTGTACTAACACTCCACTCTCTCCAACTCAACGGGTATGCACTTGTGCTATACCATTGTGGTTCGATACCCCAGTTTTTAATTCCCGAACTTTGCTGAAATTCCGCAAAAATAACACTCAACTGTTTCTGACCATCATACCAATCATCGTGTTTTCCATAAAGTACGTCAAGAACATTATACAGATCGGTCGGCGGTGTCCACTGAACAAGCCCGTGTCCAGTACCTCCAATTTCAATCAGTGTTGGATTGAAAGTGCTTTCCTGTTGAATATTTCCACAAAGTCCGGCAATAGCATTTACACTCCACCCCTGAGATTTAAAATAATGTAAAATCACAGTTGCGTTATTTATGGCTTTTTCATTGTTTCCGCACAGGTTAGCTGTGGGATCTCCAAAATACTCACTGTTTCCGCCAACCTGCCAATCACCACCAGAGAAAGGCCAACGGTAACAATGTGTGTAATGTGTACCGCTCTGTATATCATATGTATTAATACTAACCTGATCCGGCAGAGGTTTTTTAGAAGTATGCGCTCCCATAGTATGACCGCCATTGTCTAGATCATGAACGATTTCTGTATGTTGGTGTTCACTGCTATTAATAACAAGAATATCTCCTACGTGAAAATCAAAAGTCGCAAAGTCTGTTATTATAATTTCCTCAAAACCCAGACTTTTTAAAATTCCGCCCATTGTGTAAGTTGTAAAAGGCCATGCACTCAAATTGATCTCATATCCTGCGTGGCCCAAACCATACCACACAAAAGAGGAACAATCGTAGTATGTTATACCATTAACTGTACGCTCGTTTCTGTAGTCCTGTGAATAACCAACCGCAGGATCGTTACATTTTTCTATCCACCAATTCATTGCCTGCAATATTAATCCTCCGATTCCACCTGACCCACCAGATCCCCACGGGTTCTGCCCCGAGTTAGCACTTGTCATAAGCGCAACGAACATTGAAATATTGCTTGCAGGAAAGCTACGCATAATATACACCTCCCTCAAGGAACTGTTTGATCTGCTCTTTTTCGTTTCTGGTTGCTCCACTCACATTGATAGCTCCGTTTTCTACTACATAATACCCAGCACCTAGTTCCTGCATTGTGCCATTTTTCATATAAGGTCTGCCATTATCTGACCGATCCTCGTCAGTAATCTTGTAAAAAGTTTCTATCACATATGGTATACGCGCAATAGATAACAACGTACCATTGACACCTCTTGTATGCACATCAGGTATTGCACTCTCAACTGCGTTTGCAACTCCTGACGCACTTCCCAAAAAATTTCCAGAAAATAAATTACCGATGCTACTTAGCAAACTACTTCCGCTTTCGATGATATTCGCCCGTAAATCACTTACCTGTATGTTAACTCCAATTTGTGCATAACTACTATATAAAGTAACACCTCCTGCGCTCACTGACATAACACCAACTCCGCTCATACAGTCAATAGTTTCACTGACTGTTACGCTCTCAGCACTTGCAACTTTCCCCCCGTCAATATCGAACGTTCCCCATGGGTCAATGGTTAACTGAATCCTACGAAATGGTGAAGCGTTAAGAAATGTTCCACGTGAAACTTGTGGATGCTGTGAAACTGGCATGTCAAAAGACCTGCTATAAAAAGGCTTATTACCTAACTTCAATGCGGTCACATCACAAGACCAAAAACCGAACTTAACCTCATTAACCTGTGTGCTACCTGCCCCTACGTTTTCGCAAGGAAACCACATAACACTTGTCAGATATTGAAACGGATTGAACAAACATTTTAGCAAACTATCCGTGATCTGCTGACCTGAGATGTTCGCCCAATCAAGAGTAGAAAATATCTTTGAGCAAAAATCTGCGAAATTAGTGGGAATAAAAGCATAGAAATTTGTAAGTCCATCTTCTCCTACAATTCCGCAAACAAAATACCCCTGATTTAAACCATACTCAGCCACCGGAAATAAACCATCATTAACAACTGTTCTTTTCTTAACTGGCGTCGACAGCGTTGGATATAAAGTGTCCATCACATCTCCATCAAAACTCGTTGAGCTTCTGATAAAAAACAAATTACTTGCCTGTATTGTATCACGATACGTGGCTAACACATCCACAACGCAATGTGCAATCCATGTATTGTTTCTATACTCCCAATCCTCAACCCAGTATGAACGATTAAATTCTACAATCTCACAGTAATTCCATGACGGGGCACTGCCTCCATTTCTCAGTATGATCTGTGGATTTTCAATAGAACATGGCTCATTTATATTACAGGAAACGGCGGTAACATCACCGCCGACAATTCCCGTAGAATTAACTCTTTTGCTTGCCGTTTTAAAATTGACTGTTACCGCCATTATTATTTCCTCCTATTCCAGAACAAAAACAAGACCATTCTCTGTAAGATCGTTCCAGTAACGATCTGTGAAATGATAATAGATATTCCAGTACCCTCCTGCACTATTGAAAGGTGTCGTGCTACTCCACTGTTTGATAGTAGTAAGCCCCATAGCCTCCTCATCAAACAGTACGGCAAAGATGTTGCTCATTGCCTGAGCTTCTCCCTTTTCAACACTTCCATCCGGAATCATAACTGAAGGCGTTACATTAATATCCATCGGACTGTCAAGAGTCTGCCAGAAATTAACCTTTTCATTTGTCGCAATTTTGAGATACTGGTCATGGAACGTGTTACTCAGAACCGTTGTATCTGCGGTATGAAGATCTGGGCTAAAAATCATGATGTTCTGCATACTCAGCGGAGTATGCCGTGCAATATCTTTTCCCGTGATATTCGCATGGAATCGAGTTGTTCTCTCTGTGAAAAAGTCCATGTAAGTCATGATCTTAGCACAAGCCCATTTATAAAAACTCGGGAAATTCTCCGCTTTTCTTACATCATTAGCGGTTAACGTTGTTCCGTTCTCGGTATTGTACATCGTGAGCAACTTAACAACATGCTCTCCGGTATATCCATCTGTACTTTCTGTAACTCCTGTCTGCCAGATGTTTTTAGCACCGATATAGTTTGCCACACATGCTCTTGCCATACTTTCATGTGCCTGTTCGATCATGTCCATCGTGTTCTGAGTGTACATGCTCACGAACTGTCCAAACTCATCTGGATTTCTGAAAGCCTGATCTAACTGATCTCGAAAGTACGTTCTATGTCTCTGGAATACCTGACCACCATAGAAATTAGTCTGTAAAACTTTTCCTTTTTTGATCTTGTACATGTCGACCGCTGTGTCATCATCAAGTGGCTGCCTCTGATCGTTTTCCCAATCATCGTCTAACATCCCCAATTTACGCACATGGTTTCCCCACTGCTGTGTAGTTCTTCTCAGTCCCTTAAATTTAGCGTTGTATGGTCTTACGGAAAAGATCGTCCTGTCTAATACCTGAGAAATGCTGTTCATAATCCTGTCATTACCCACAAGTAACGCTGTCTGTGCCTGTGCTACGAACGAACTTGTGTCCGTTGCTTTCATAGTTTCAACGCCTGTGGCCTGTTTAACGATATCATTCAGCACTGTGCTGATCTGATCGAAACTTAATGTATTCGCCATTATTTTTCACCCCCTGTCAATCCATCATAGTTTGGCGGATTGATAATGCTTGCTATAGCATCTTCTGTTGTAACCTGTTTGGGAACTGTGTTCTGCATCAGATTAACGTTGTTACTCTGTACCGCACTTGTGAGACTTTTCAGAACATTCAGAACATCATTCTGTTCACTGATCTGCTGAATCTGCTGTGTCTGCGGATATGCCTGTGGCTGTGCCTGTGGCTGTGCCTGTGGCTGTGGCTGTGCCTGTGGCTGTGCCTGTGCCTGTGCCTGTGGAAACATCTGTGGAAACTGCTGTGCATATTCCTGTACACCCTGCACCGGTGCCTGCTGATAGTTCTGTCCATAGAACTGTGTCTGTGGCTGGGGCTGTGGCTGCGGGGCACGCTGGGTGGTTGTGCCTAACATTGTGAGGATTTCTTCTTTTGTGAATCCTGCTGTAATAAGTGTGATAAGATTATCGAGTGTCATATCTTGTAATCCCTCCTTAAATAATTTTTATGTGAAAATCCGGTGGAAATGATACCGTCATGTTCGTAAGTGACTGCATACCAGTTTCCAGAATAACATCCCAGACAGATGCATTTTGTGTTTTTCGGCATTTCTGCGATAACTGTTCCGTCTGTGTTAGGCTCTGCCCTGACCATCAGAGGCCCTGTGTTCGTTGCGACAATATACACACCTCTGATATTTTTGTTGTAGTTAATTGTCATTATTTTCACTTCCTGTAATATGGTCTGTGAGTTTTGTAAGTGCCTGAGTGTTGTTGTTGAGTGCGTCTGTCATGTTTTTCATTTCTTCCTTGTGAGCATCTGTTTCTTTCTGCCACAAATAAAAAGTTGCAATCAGGCAAGCGCAAGGCACTCCGATATTGCTAATAAGTGTTGATAAGGAATTAACGTCCATATTTCACCTCCATTATATATTAGCACAACATATAATATATGTTTCACGTGAAACATTAAAGAAAGGTGAGAAATGTTTCACGTGAAACAAAACATATGCAGGCTTTGACACTCTGCATATGTGCTGAAAGATTAAGTGCTACAAATTCTTGAGTTGTACATACTCATGCACATTGGATCATTATGATCCCACGCTCCCAACGTGTTGTACGTGTGCCACGAACACTTGTCTTTCTACGAAAGATTATAGCAAACAAAAAAGGACAAGTCAATACTTGTCCTTGAAATAAGTTTCAAAAAGTGATTTTGATGTGATATCCTCAAAAGTGATTTTGTTAGAAAGGTACATATCCCATAAATACACATAGTCGCGGCGAAAAGCTTTGATATCCTTGTCAGACTGTGTGTATGTTGGTGGGTTACCCGAGTGATGACGGGTAACGTATATTGTATTTTTGTTTTTCCGCTCGTAGATTGTAATAGAATCCATCCGGCACAAAGGTATTAATTCTTTTATGTTTGTTGGTTTTATTCCTGTGTAATCGGCAGAATAAAACTCATTGCCGAGTGCCATACGATTGAAATTTGAATCCGCTCCAGACATTTTATATAGTGCTGTTTCTTTCTTGCGCTCTGATATGGGTGAATCAAATAAGTTAAAAAGTCCGATCCCTCTTTCCTGCATGATTGACACTGATTGTTTTTTGATATCCATTGCAGATACTTTTTCCATTAAATTATTCTCGATGAACATGTTACAGGATAGATTTTCAGAGTTGGAAAAAAGTAGGAACTGAATAGGTTTTTCTCCGTCTAACTCTCTATTTCGATTCATTGTTTCGTATGCGTTTTTAAACGCATAGCCCGCATTTTCGACTTTTTTCTCTCGTCTCTCAGGGATAAACTCATCATATATTCCAATCTCCACGTCTGATGCATCAAAACCACGTAAATTCGCAAACGTGTTCAATGCGATTGCATAGCCGAGGATCGGGCCTGTATACACCAGTTTTCCGTTATCATCTGTGTATGTATTGTAAAATCCTGCGACATTTTTTCCAATCGTTTTTGGATAGATTGACCATCCCTTGTCTTTGTTAAGTTTTTTAAAAGGCGACAGCTCTGGAATTTTGATTGTGTCAATCTGCGCCTGCAAGGATCGCATATACACGAAAATTTTCTTATGTTCAATACAGTATTCGAGGCCTCCGTATGTTTTCCCCGTACCTCGTCCGCCCCAAATATAATTGAACTTTTGCCCGTATCCTAAAATAGCAGGTATCGACAGATACCCGCTATTTTCGTATAACGATAACATATTATTTCTGTGGCTCCGGCATAGGAACGTTCTTTTCAGAATATCCCATACGGGCAAGCGCGCGATCTGGGGAAACAAGCGCACAGATAAGATAGTCACGACCTGCTTTTGATGTTCGGTGAAGGACTTCGATGAAGAACATTTCCGGTACTTCGTCCATGTCAGATACACGGTCTGTTACATCTTCGAATGTCTCACGGAAAGTTGCTGACTGACCGGAAAATACCTCTCCGGTATTTGCATCCTGCACTGAAATGCAGGTGATTTCATTTCCGATGCTGTCAGTTGTTCGATACTTTACCCATGATCCAACACAAATAAGACTTTTGTTTTCAACATTTTTAAGACTTACGATTGCTGGTGATTCAATAAGGTCATACTCTGTGTATGTGTCCAGTGTGGAAGATGAACTGATAATAGTATACTGTTTCTTTGCCATGATTTAGTTCTCCTTTTCTTTTGGTGATTTTGTGAAAGTTGCATGCATTAAAAATACTTCAGCATCCATGCCATAGATTTTAGTTTCTTCCTCGTTTCGCTCCCAGTCGATAACGATTCCGAAATTTCTTTTTTTGATCTCTTTGCTGATCTGATCATCTGTGAGATTTCCAATTAAGACTAATTCTTTTGTAATCTCACATTTGTTCTCTGGATCGTAGCAGATAACATTAATTTTGTTAACTGTTAACTCTCTTGTGATTTTCATGTTCTCACCTCCCTGTATTATCTCTGTTACATGAATTATTATAGCACTAATATTAATTCCTGTCAAATGTTTCTTTAAATTCTTTTAAAGTTCTTGCATCTGCCAAAATCCTGCGGTACTCATCTGTTATTCCAATAGTGTAAGTTGACGGTCTGATAACTACGTTTTGTGTAATTTTTAAAACATGATTTTCCACGGTGAAATCCCCATAAGGAACGTCATTGTACACGCTTTCAGTTCCTCCCGATCGTAAAAAGGTGAAACCAATTTTAAAGGCTTCAATTCCTCCATGTTCTTCCAACTCATCTGGTGCAAGCTTTTTATTAACTCCTGCGATTGTTGCGTGTAGTTTTTCGTCTTTAGTTCTATAGACATATTTTTTAGCACCAAGGGTGGAGAATTCAATATACGTATCCTCGAATTCATACACCCCCATATAATGTTTAACGCCATAACGGTCTGTAGCGTATGCGGAATTGGAGATACTTTGCTCTTTTCTCTCAGAATTGTATCTATCAAATAACTCGTCAATATTATCACCTCTTACTTTTATATATTTTACTGAATCCGTATCGCTGTAAACGTAACGATCTCCAACTATGTTTATACCCTCTTTCAATCGCAGGCGTGCCCATGCTGTTACCCATACACCCCATTGATAAGGAAGAAATGCAGTTCTATTATATTTTGCAAGTAATGTTTCACGTGAAACATTTTCATCAACTGTATATATATCTTCCGATGATTCTGTAAATATTAATGATTGCTTTACTGGTGACTGTACCATCATTCCGTAACCCGCGTTAAGCAATGCCTTTTGCAGATTGTAAAAAAGCTCCTGTTCCACTATGCCTTTTAATTCTGTTTTGTCTGTATAATATTTACGGAAAATGTCTTTCAACGGTTCTGGCAGTGATCCATATTTGCTTTCGTAACACTCTGTTATTTCTAAATTTTTCCATTTGTACTCACGTTTCATTATCTCATAATCAATATCAGTGATCGTTGTTTCGATATAGTCAGCACTTAAAACACGTCCGTTATCCAATGTTTCACTGGAAACATTTCTACATTTTGAATATGAAATATAGGGTGCTCCGTAATACTTGTCGATCTGCTCAATACCTGTTATTTTACATCGGAATAATAGCGCTTTTCCTCTATCCAGTTTCTTCTCTATGTCATTCTCAGTTATTGATCCGATATAAACAAAACGTGTCATAGGGAAAACACAATTCAACACAACGTCAGGATAAGACGATGATCTATCATAAGAACCGATTCCCAGAATCTTTTTACCGTCTGCATGTATCACTGTTCCTGAGTAATAACGATTAGCGTGAGTGTCTCCACCCCGAAACGCCTCCTCTAGCAGATCGAAAACTTCTATAGTCGGAAAAATATCCTTGTGTTTTCTGGCCCATCCATACATTGCTTTTTTCGTTTCACGACGTACATAACCAGTTGACGTTAAGGGGAGTGTATATAAATTGTCATTTGACAGTATCATACGTTTATACATTGCTTCAACTAGTCCGATTGTATCGTATGTACTGTACTTTATTTCATAATCGGTTAGTTCTGTCCATGGAAAACGTTTTTTACTGTAATCAAATTTTTCACCTGATAATTTTTGATGTTTTACTTTCATTTTTGAGGTATACGTATTTAGTGACATATTAGTTTGCAGATATGAACATCTAAATTCAAAACGCTCTAACATTTCACATTTCAATATTTTTCGTGATTTTATGGCGAAAACTTCATCCGGTGAAAATGTATATATACCACGCAAAAACTGAAATTCATATGAAAGATTGTGTACAAAAATCATGTAATACGCGTAGTTATCGTCATTCATAAGATTATCAAGAAATAACTCAAATTCTGTCCACGTTCTTCCAATTATCGTATCAATATGTAAATCATCAAGAAAAAGAATTGAAAACTGCCAGATATACATTATTGACTGCTCGATATCTTCCAATCTAGTTGTTTCGATATCGAAAGCACACAGGCAATTTTTATAACCTTTTGCTTTTTTACTTCCTTTGTTAGACCTAGTATCATGTAAACATGGTAAATTCTGTATTCTAGTATAATTATATGTATCGACAGTATACAGATTTTCCATGTGTTACCTCCTACGTTTACGTTTACCTGCTTTCCTTTTCTGACGTTTTACTTTTTCTTTCTTTGCTATTCCAGATTTCAATTTTGAAATGTTTCGGGATCCCGTTTTCAGAAATTCCTTATATAGCTCTAACATTTTGCCTGTACTCAGCTTTTCGCCATCAGAATATAAATCAACAGCAAAATCAGAATCATATATTCTATCTGATGCAAAATCTCTGAGTTGTTCCATAAAACGCCCAAAATTTAGTAAATCCTCATGCGTTTTTAACTCTGTTCCATACACATCATTGATGTGTTTCATTTGTTCTTTTTCCTGTTTTTTCAATCCTGTTACTGTAGTTCGATCTGATGCTATAATAGTTGATAGTTCAGACAACAGGTGATAGATCTCTCTATCACTTGTTATATCTTTCAACTGTTTGTATCGTTGGATCGGTCGATCCTTTACAAGGTTGATATCTTTATAGTCAGATATCAGCAATCTTTCATAACGTTTACGCCAGATTGATCTCAGACGTGAATACTCTTTTCTCACGTCTTTCATGTCCCACGTTAGTTCCAACGCAAGCGGTGTATAATCGTCTTTTGTTCTTATAAGACCTTGTGGTTTACTCTTCTTCAAATAAGACTTTTTTGTTATCAATAGGAACACCTGCCTCTAATTTGTTATAGTAAACAGGACGAAAGTTCTCTTCAAACTCTACAACGTAGTCCTGTACGATTGCCATTGCGACTGCACCTGTGTATGCCTGTACTAGCAGATAATCACATTTGTATTTACACTGGCTTTTACTGATGTTCGGTGTATTTAATTCTTTTATATACACTTTATACCATGATTTTTTACTGTTTAGTAATCTGCTCATTGTATAACCTCCATTTCTCTACACATCTCAGGATATCGTCAAAACTTGCCATTGCTCCCCACATTTTACCGGGAATATAACCAAAACACTCTTTAAATTTCACACAATCGTCTAACTGTTCGCATGTATAACACATTTCCGTATCATTACATTTAAAGCAAATATCACAATAATTTTTCATTTCTTATAACCTCCTGACCATTTTGCCCCACACCATACGCCATAAGGGAAAATTAATATAGCTCCAAAACAAAACCACAAAATCGCATCCAACATTAGTACACACACCTGCTTTCTATTTCTTCTTTGATCCATTTTCGTTCCCGATAACGCCACGGGAAACGCATGATCTTGTATTCCTGCAATAGCTCACGTGGAGTGAGCCATGCAAGATAATTTTTGTAGCTTTCTTCGTAATCTGTCATCTGTTCACCTCTCTTTTCATTTGATAACATTATTATATATCATTATTTAGATTTATTCAAAGTCCATATTGTTCATAGAACACATGTATGTGTTTCTCACACACGGACACAAGTCCATTTTGTTCATGAAACACATGTTCGAAAACATCAACCCTGTATGTGTTTCTCACACACGGACACAAGTCCATAATGTTCTAAGTCCATTTTGTTCATGAAACACATGTTCGAAAACATCAACCCTGTATGTGTTT